ACAACGGCCACTCCAACTCCCAGCAGTGTGGCACGGCTGCGTATCTGATTTAGATAATATGCCAAGCTGGCATTGAGATTCAATCCATTGATGCCTTGAAATTCGCCCAACAAAGTCAGTGCAGGAATGTTTGTGGTCGATGCCACTTGAAACAAACTGGTTGCAAAATTTGCAGCGGCTCGTTTGTTGCCCATTTCTTGCAAGAAATAACTGTAGACCAAATCGTATTCAGCAGCAGGCACGTTGATGTTGAATTTGTAAAAGTTGTCAAAAACTCTTACTGTGCTGTCTAGATTGGGATTTACAGCGTTGACAGTGCTCATATTAATTTGATCCTGTGTTAATGCTGGGTGTAGGAATAAAAACGCCGCCAGGGTTGTTCATCAACGATCGTGTGGCTGCAGGCAAGCCTTCAATCAGTGTGCCAGTGCCCAGAGCAATGCCTGCACTCTTTTCCACAGCCACCTGACCAATGGTTTGATTCCCACCAAATTGAGCATAGGAGCGCATGGGAGTTTGTGCAGATCCTATTAGGCCAGTCAATGAGCCACTCTGCAAATCTTCAATGCTGCCTTCGCCGACATCCAACAAACTGCCCTGGCCAAACACAGTTTGATTGCCACCGGTGCGGCTGATTGGACTTAACTCAGTGTCATAGTGACTGGGGTCAGCAAATCCTTGAACATTGACATCAGGTCTACTGCTGCCAATGGCACCACTGTAATATTTTACAGTTTCGTAATCAATGGTCATGGAATTTTCCATGATGCCGGCGCCGTCCTCGTAGGAGTAAGTGTCGTGTCCCCAATTTGATATCACAGGATTTATCAACACATATTCAGCGTACTTGCGCTGATCCATGCCGTAGATTCTTATGTCACGGAAGAATGGTGGTTTGCCGCCACCATCAGCAGTGGAGGTACCGTCTGTCCAAGATTCACCTGAATAACCCCAGCCGTTGCGATTTCTTTGTACGTCAGAGTAAATGTCTCTGGTGTTGAGATTTGATCCAGTGCTTTGATTGTTCACAGTGCCGTTGGTACCGTTGGTGGCGGCGGCTGCAAGATATGGCTGTGTGGGGTCTTTGTAGTAATAGGAAAAATAATAATACCACAGCCTACGAGCATTGTCTCCACCGTCGTCGTGAAATGTCAATGTCACTGGCTGATAGTCAACTTTGGTTTGAATTATTCTTTTGCGATTGTATTGATTCAGAGTTTCAGTGGCAATTTTGTACTTGGGAAGATCCACTGTTTTGACCAACAAACTGAGATCTTTGACTTCTTGATTGCCTAATACACCAGCAGATCTTAGATAAGGAATGGCATCTATGTTGATTGTGAAACTGACATGGAACAAGAACTTAAACCGAGGTTTAAGTTCATAACTGTTGGTAGTAAAAGTTTTACTTGCGTGACGGTAATCACGCAAGTAATTGTTGCCGCCAAAACCCTGCAGTATCTGATTGCCAATGCCAAAGGGGCCGCCACCATTGGCCATAAGTTATCCTTACTGACCTTGACCAACACCAGTGACCACAGTACCAAGAGTACGTGCCACAGGCGTACCAACACCAGTGCCTTCAGGCGTTTGGTTGGCGTTGTCGTAAGCAATGCTCATTTCAATTGTTGCAGCTTCGTTGGTGCCGTAGTTCAAGTCACCATAGTTTGCACCTTTGAGGTAACAGCCGTACAGTTCCCAAGTCTCAAGAACGATGGGTTGAATTGCGCCGTTGCCGCCATCAAGGATCTGAATCTTGGTCAAGAACTTGTAGTCAATACCCGACGATGCCGAGGCCATTTCCACAAAGTCCATTTGCTTCTGAAGCTGCTCACCAACCAGTCGTGCAATCTGTCCTGACGCATCATCGCGTAGAGCAATGGTGATATCAGCCCAGCTGTGTCTACCAGCCAATTTCAGTGTTGAGTTGTACACTGGAATTGTGATTTCTTCAAATGTCAAATTGGGTCTAGTGGCACTGACCACCTGTTTGGTCAATTCAGTGGTTGGTTTAGAAATACCAAAGTTCTCAAAAAACACCCGGAAGCGGTATTTGAGTTTGGGCATCAACAGACCCTGGGTATTTGCGCTTTGATCGCTTGCCAGTGGTACTGTCATTCTCTGTAGTGATGAAACTGCCATTTGTAATCTCCTATGTTTTTATTTATCTGGATCGGAGGCGGAATTTCCGCCCCCTAATTTGATTATGCTCCAGAAGCGATTTCACCAGTGTTCTTGATACGCAACGGAATGTAAATGAACTCCACTGCTTTCACTGGCTCTATGGCAATGTCAACCCACAGTTCGTTTCTATCAATTCGAGCTGGTGTGTTGTTTGACAAATCGCACACAACCAAGTAGTCATAGATGGCTCGCTTGGCGATTAAGTCAATCATCAAACTGTTGCAAGTATTGGTGATTTCATTACGAGTAATTTCATCATTGGGTTCAAACAAGAACAGTTTGCCAATTTCTTCCAGTCTGCCTCGCAGGAACGCAACCAAACGTGCCACATTGATTCTGTCCAGCGCTGTGGTTGTTGTGGTCGATGTCTTGTTACCAAAGTTGGTAATACCCACACCTGGAATAAAGGTAATTGGGTTGACATTGCGCTCGTACAATATATCTCGCACTGCTTGACCAACGCTGAGTTGTTCAAACTCGCCAGTGGTGCTGTTGATGTAACCAATGGCAGTGGCATTGTCAACCACACCACGTCGAGTGCCAGCTGGAGCCAGCCAAGGATAGCTCACTGCATCGCTGCGCAGAATGGTGCGCATCATCATGTGACTTGGTGCACTGACCACTGTGTTGCCACTGAGGTCATTGGTCTGGCAGCTGGGATAGAAATTGGCTGCATAGTTGCTGGTAGCAGCGAGTCCGTCTTCGGTTTCGAGACCAAGTCCGCCGTTGTTGGTAGCCCAAGCAACCAAACTGTTGCCGTCTGGGCCCAAACGCATGGGAGTGTCGCCAACCACAAACAAGGTATTGTTGCGCTCATTGCTGAGTGCAATCATGTTTGGAGTCAACTCAGGATAACCAGTGGCTGAAATCAAGTTGAATTGATTCTGCTCTTCTCTAGCAGCAGCACTGGCGTCCAGACCAGCTTTCATTGCAGCCACTACCATTTTTCTCTGAGCCTGACGACCTGAATACATTGCTCCATCAGCTTTGTTGCCGCTGGCAGTGAGCCAAGTGTTTTTCACACTGGGCAAGGTATCATCAGGAAAGTCAGTGGAGTTGAAATAATCCACTTGGAAACTCTTGACATTGTATCCGCTGCGTCTGGTGTTGAACAACAACATGCCTTGTGGATACAGAGCTGGATCAGGAGCATCTAGGTCAAGATAGTCAGAAGTCAATAGACTTTCAATGGTAGGCAATGGATCACTGATAGGATCTGTGGTACCATTGGGCGCCCAGCGAGCATCAGCAAACAGCACACCATTTTCTGTGACTTGATCAGTGGTGTCAACTGCTACCCATTGATCAACTCCATCCACTGCTTGCCAACGGTAAATCAATGGATAGTTTTCAAGGTCACTGCTGTCAATCCAAATGTCTCCATAGACCAGTGGTGACTGAGCTGCATCGTTTTGTGTGGTGGGTGCCGTGGCTGCCACAATGGGTCCAGAAGCGTTGGTCAAAGACAGATCGTAACCACGTACGTCATTGCTTACATTTTGATAACCTAACCATTCAGTGCCGTTTTGGATCATAATGTCAACTTGACTCACAGTACTGTAATACCACAGGCGACCATCAGCAGGATCAACATCTGGTGCAGTGTCACTGGCAGCGTAAGTAAATTCAGGCGTGGTCACAAAGTTTGACAAGATTAACTCATTGACTTCACTGACTCGCACTCCAGGAGTTGCATCTGTAAAACCAGCAGTGGTCAATGGAGTACCAGTGCCAGTGAACAAAAAGATTGCTCCTCCTTGACTGTGTGTAAACACAATGTTGCCTGCTGAATTTACACTGGCGCTCACATAGTCAACATTGGCAGCACTGACGGCTGCAATAAAGTCAGCCACAGTGCCTGTACCACCTATGGTCACAGTGCCAGAGTTTAGAGTCAGTGTCACAGGCACTGCGCTGGCTTCCAGTGTAAATGTATTGCCCACCACAAAAGGTGTGCCAGTGGGTGTGGTTGTACCAGTGATAACAGTCTGACCAAATGTTTGGCGTTCTAGCAATCTAAAGGCAAAAGAGGGTTTTTCAACCAAGCCTGTCACTGCGTTGTTTGCAATAGCAATCACTGTGCCA